AGTCAGGGTTGTCGCCGATTACTTGCCACTTGCCGGTCTCAGTCTCGACCACCAGCCCAGCGTAGGACTCGTACAGGGCCGTGATCTTCCCGTCCATGTCGAACGCGTTGATGATCGGGAAGCTCTCGGGCTCGTTGTCCTCAGAGTAGTACAGGGTGTACGGGTTCTGGGGGTCGCCCGCCATGAACAGCGTCTTCTTCCACGTCTTTACGATTCCTCCCTGGGGCGGGATCGAGTTGTCGTCGGAGAAGTCACCCGCAGCGGGTGGAGTCTCGTTCCCAAGACTGCCATCTGCGAGGAGGTCCGTGTACGTCGTGGAGTTGTTGTCGAGGATCTGGGTGAGGAATAGGTATACTGACCCGTTACCCACCGTCCGGTAGATTCTCCGAGCAGTAACCTGGGGATCCGATGAGACAGGTATCTTAGTGAGCGCGATCGAGGTAGCATTATCCGCAGCTTCATCCACGCTTGCAGGGCCAGCATTACTAAGCTGACCATACTTGCTAACATAAACCACTTTGTAGCGGTAAACACCATTGATCTCACCGTCGCCATCGTTAGAGGGAACAGCGACGAGCGTGCCCTCATCCGTCTTGTTGTACCTGTCGAGTCTGATCCCGCTGACCACCGTGTTGCGGGTCGCGAGGTAGAATTCAAAACGAGTACTCCTTACAGTCTGGTCTTCCGGATAGAAGCTGCCTGTCTGGATACCGGCGGGGCTGTTGAGCTGCCCGCTCCCTGGCGCGCCAGAGGCGAAGTCTAGGTTGAGTTTGTTCCAACCTTCGAACACTGCTCCAGTCGGGAAGTCGAACTGCCAATTGTTGACATCAGGAGTAGCATCGGGGCTAACGTAGATAGACATGGCCGGTCCCTTTGTCTGGAGTCCGGTGTCTGTGGGGTGAGTGATGGACGCGGTGAGCGCCCCTCGGGGGATGTAGGCATAGGTAGACACCCGGTTGCGGGCGGCGTCTGAGTTATCACGGCTGTCTCCTTGGACGTAGAAGCCGTCCCCAGCGTGTGCCTTTGTGACGTGGTACGTATTGAACCCGTAGAACCGGGAGTTGATCCGCATCGCCTCACCATCCCAGGTGACATCACCAACCGTGGCGTTCGTCTGGTCGGAGGCGTTGCAGTTCTCTCTAGTCCATTCGGTGAAGTCATCAAACTCTTCGACAACGGTCTGCTTCATACCGGGGGCAAGGACACCCCAGTTGGTCATGACCGCCCCGTCGTACTTGACCATCGGATCCCCTTCGCCTACGCGGTCGGGGTTCTGATTGGAGATGAAGTACAGCCGGTCTAGCCTGTCTGCGGAGTGGTACAGGTCAGCGGTGCGACCCGTCATGAGGGGATCGATAACGTCACCGTTCATCCTACCGATGATGGTACCGGCAGCACACAGCGTGTGGCGAAGGACGGTGCCGTCTAGGTCAGCGGACTTGTAGAAGCCCAGCCATGAGATCTTCTTCGCAACGGTGGCTTCGGTGTACGGGGTGGCGAGCACGCGGGAGCTGCCCCTGATCTTGGCCAGCGCACCGTACTCATCGAAGAAGTCGATGTTCTGACAGATCCGGAGCTGCTCTGCTGCGAGCGACTCGGGGCTTGCCTTCGTAAAGAGTCCTTGAAATGCTTTGATGTCAAGGAACGGTATTCGTTCGCGACCTGACATCAGGCATCCCGGTAGTGCGGAGCGAAGGGGGTCACCTTATTCGAAGAGATCATCCTGTTGTCGATGTACCTCTCGAATTGCAGTTCCCATTCCGTCCGCTGTCTAAGTAGACTCCTCATTCTCCCCTCTTCCTGAGACTGCTCTTGGTCGTACAGAGCACACGCTGTATCTAGTACCACAATCTCGTCCAGCATAGTAGGAAAGTCAGAGTGCATCATATCGTCATCTTCCGTCAGCTCCGCCGGGGTACCGATGTACTCCATACGGATCTGCCCCGCCGTACCCACCGACGGCGCGGGCTCCAATACGAAGCCACTACCGATGGACCGGTAGCTCGGGAGGTAGGTATCACCACTGGTGCCCGCGGGCGACTTGGAGTGATAGTGCCTCTCTTGGCGCTGGAGGGGAATCGTGCGCCCATCGGATCGGACGATCTCTAGTTTCAGTAGACGCTCAAAGCCGGTTGGCCAAGCGTATCGTTCTTGGTTGGTGACTGTGTCTCGGGTAGCCACAATCGTGAAGTACCCTTCGTAGGCCATCACCAACTCCGCACACCGTTTCCGGTAGTGGGCGTTGAAGATCTGCTTGATCATCGGCGTCTTCCAGAAGCTCTTCTCTTCGTCTTCTTCGCCGACATACCTACGAACTCGGGTGAGGTAGTTACTCAGTGTCCCAGTAAGCTGGTTAGCCATGTCATCTCCTTATCGGAGTTAAAGGTCGTCAATACTCTTCAGTCCAACATCCTCATCTTCAAGAGGTCTGGACGTTCTGGACTTGTTCGTCTGGCCAGCGTAGCTGATGATCTTCTCCATCTTCGGATTAGTAGGCTGCACCTTTCCAGACTTGAAGTTCTCCATGGCGTTCTTGGTCAGCCATGAGTTCTCTTCCTGCACCGCTTCAAACCCTTCCTGCTTCGCATCCTGGGCCTTGCGCTGTGCCTCTTCGTCCTCGTCTCGCGCGTTTCTGTTCCAGGCGATGTCTCCGTAGCGGTCACGGAACAGGGACTGGATGTGGAGTCTGTTGACCAACAGCTTGAGGTAGTCACCCTCTTTGGACTCGACACGCACTACGTGCGCCCAACCGTGCGGTTCGCACAGTCGCCACACGTGCCACGCGCCTTCGGGTATTGGGGCTCCATCACCATACATGGTAACGAAGCCCCACACCTCTTCGCCGTGCTCTCGGTGGATGCTGAAGCGTGGATCCTCTAGTTCGCCTTCGTACTGGTTCATCATGTCATCCCAGATCGTAGCGAACGGGTGATACACGATGTACAGTTTCTCGTCAATGCTCTTCAGATTGTCCATGAACCAAGAAGGTAGATCCTTCCCAGGCAGGCACTCTCTGTATTCCGAGTTACTAGGACGCAAAGTACTAGGTAGCTTCATTATTCTCCCCCGAGATTATGTTTCTTAGTAGCCGTAGACCGTAATCAGTACCCCAAGACTATTGATGTCTTCGGCATCACGCAGGGTAATGACCTTGAAGTTACTATCTGATTCCTTTGAATTCACTTCAGCCGTATAGATCTGCGCGGTGCCCCCGCGGTCAGACGCTGGTGTAACTGTAACAAACAACGGATGCGCCAACTGACTTTTGAAAGTATCATTAGTCGGGAAGTCGTTTCCATTAGCTTGCTGAAACAGCAGGGTCTCAGTCTTGTACGGTCCTTGAGTCGCAACGAAACGTACAAACGCCGCCGCTGCGTTCCCAACTGTACCATCAGTAACGGGAGCACCCGCTGCCGAGATTTCTACTAGGGTTTTTTCAGCCATTATTTACTCCTTTTCTTCTTGAATGCTTCCTGGCGCTGCTTGCGGTGGTACTCACAGTACTTCGGGGTACGGCCACCAAGCCGTTCCTTCTTGAGAGGCACACCACAGTCAGCGCAGCGGAGCATGGTTTATGTAAGATCCCTGTTGGGTGCATCACCAATCGCCCAGTACCTGAGATGGACATTATCGTCGTCAGTAGGACCGGCGGGAGTGTCAGCTCCAACATCTTCCAGAATCCAGACTGTCCCATCCAGATTATCCCAACCACAAAGATACAACGAGTCATCGGCCATTGCTTTGGTGAGCCCTTCCGAGACAACTTGAAAATCAATGAAGTCAAGGGTATCGACACCTAGCGCATGAACGTGATCGCTTACTTCAGCAGCGAGATCAACCCCCTTGTCTTGGTCATAATCATCAGTAGCGATGTGACCCCAAACCAGAACCTTGTTCTGCTTCTTACCACCAGTGGTCGTTTGGCCACCGCCGGGGAGGAGAACACTGCCCAACTTTTTAATGTATTGAATATCACCTGTTGCCATTTTGTTTCTCCTTTATTAAAGTTCCGGCGCAGTCGCGTCGTCACCAACCGCAACAAACCTAAGAACGACAGCCTCGCCATCCGCCGGATCATTACCAGCACCGGCGGCACCGATTTCGTCATTACAGAAGATCTTCTGGTTTGTGACATCGTAATCCGCTGTGAAGAGCTTTGCCTGTTCCGGGTACGCGGCATTGAGTGTCCACGGTACCACCTTCAGAAAGTCCATCGTAACCAGACCAAATGCAGCCGGTCCACCTAGCTTGTTTACAGCAAGGCCAGTAGACACATATGTCCCTGTGATCTCACCGACCACAAGTCTCTTAGTGTTCTTAGCGCCACCGGTCAGCGAAAACCCACCACCGAGCGACTGGCTATACAGTATCTTTACGTTAATATCGCCTGAAGCCATTTTGTTTCTCCTTTATTAGACCAAAGCCGGGGTTGAGGAATCGTCACCAAACACGAAGTACTGAATGGTGATGATGTCTCCCGCTGTAGGGACAGCAGGATTATCCGCACCAACCGAGTCACAGATGAAGATCTTGTTAGCCGCATCTATGTTAGCCAAGTTACCTAGTTGCTGCGTAGGAAGTATAGCTCCAGCCGCCCCAGTCTTCGTGACGGTCAGGCTGATGAAATCAGCACTGGTTACGCCGAGAGCATGAAGACCACCTTCATTCTCAAGGTTAATACCAGTAGATACGTAGCTTCCGATGATCTCTCCCCAGCACATAACCTTGTTGTTTCTGGCGATGCCACTGAGAGTATGGCCCGCGCCGGGAATAGTAAACCGCCCGAGTTCTTTGATTGACGTAATATCGCCATTAGCCATTTTGTTTCTCCTTTAGATAAGGTCAAGCATCCATTGTGGTTGCTTGATATTGTGGCGACACCGTTCACCTTCTTCGGGGCCGCAGCTATCCCACGAACCGAAACCACCCCCTACGGATACACCTATGTAGAGTATCCACGGAGCTAGTCTAAGGTACCAGGGGAGTAATTCTCTTGCGTGCTGCCGTAGCGCCTTGTCAGAGAAGACCTTTGCGGGGTCTGTCATTGACCCGGCCTTGTGACAGCGCGTGCAGTAATGCCAGTCGTGAACCCTTCCGCAGATCCACAAGCTGTGTCGTTGGTACAACCAGTCAGGGAAACCACCGGAGAGACCATCATCAACGAAGTCAGGGTATTCCCGACTGATGATGCTCATGTACCAACTTACTTTCTCAATAACCCTTCTCACGGGACTGGCACAGGCATCACGCCTTTGACTGCCCCTTTAGCAAGACCTTCAGAAACCTTGCCACCTAGTTCGGTAGCGTTTTGGCTGATGCCCGTATCACTGGTTGAGTGCGTCAGTTTGACACAGTCTTTCACATCGACAACGGTCTCGGTCTCACCCGTACCCACAACACCTTCAAACGTGTGGGCGCAGGGCGTTCCATCATGGTAGTAATACTTGCCGTGTGAGAAGGCGCACCCTGCGAGCAGGGTGAGCCCAATCACACAGATAGTCAGTACCGTGATTCTCACTACTTCACGTTGTCCGAGGAACGAGTGTTCGTACCACGCGCGAAGTTGAGTTGTCCTTCATGCCTTGACGTGATCAAGTACTCCGTGCCAACCGTCGCACCGTCGATGGCAATCTGGTTGCCACTGGTGGTGAGATAGAAGCCCGGGTCCGACGTTCCGCGTGCAGTGTGCAGGAAGCCCGCATCAACCGCATTCGGAAGCTCAAGATGATCCGAAGTCGCCGTCAAGATCTTGACGTTACTCAGGATAATCGTAGTTGTACCTTCATGATCCACGACCGTTTGTTTGGAGGGGAACAGTTTAGCCATTAGTCATTCCTCCTTAAAGGTCGCCCTTGAATCCGCCAACGCTCGCAGCGGAGCCCGCGTGGCGAGCACAGATTACGTAAGTACCAGTCGCCGACTCGGACGGAAAAGAACAAGTCTTCGTCCACAGCGTGGTATCGGCCGTTGAATCTAACGTGATGGTCACAACGGTTTGTCCTGCTTCTTCGATGTGCTTGGCTGAGACAACAGACGCGTCCAATTCAACCGCCACTTCATTACCACTGGCAAGCTGAACATGGTTGATCGAGAAGATCGTGTACGCGTTGCCCGCCTTGTCATCTACTTGGATGACGTTCTGAGGCTTGTGTAGAAAATCTGCCATTTTGTTTCTCCTACTTGGAATTTCATTAAATGTATCATTCGAATGTTACATACAAGAGAGGGCAGCCCCCCACGTATCGCTTGGTGGGCTGCCCTACTTCAAGTTGTGACTCCTAAGCCAGTGGCTTAGTAAGTCGGGACAGTCAAGCCAGTCAGCTTCGCCGTCTGGTTGATGCTGCGTGCCACGTTCTCACCGTAGTACTTCATGAGAACCGTGAACGCGTCCTGACCCGGAACCCACGCCATGTTCACTCTCTCATCGATCGAGAGGGGTCGCACAACGCCACGCTCAATAGCACCCAGGTTCAGTTGGAATACCTGATCCGGGAGAGCGGCCCACGAGATCAGCCAGGGAC